GCTCTATCACCTCAACAACTCAGATTGCTCGCATCCGTAACAGCCTTATCTATCGATATGCCACAGGATACGGCTCAACCTACAGCACCCTTGCGCAGGTTGCATGACTTGCATAACACTCTTAGATTTTCAAGGCTGTGGTCACCACCCACCTTACGTGGGATTACATGATCGATGTGCATCTCGCCTTCATCTGTGCCACATATCTGGCAGAAACGACCATCGCGCATGAACACGCGTTCGCGCTGTTCGCGATATCGCCTACTGTTCAGCTTGTCTAATGCCATCCCTTAGCCTTCCAATGATCCAATGCTTTACATGGCTCACCATACCTATTGCCTATGTATTTAATACCCCACTGTATCTGAGTATAACCATTTTGGTCTCTTAGCCATACTGATCTACCTTGAGGTATTCCATAGTGTGATCCATTAGCTGCTTTAGGATTCCAGGCAGATTCTTTACCATAGAGTACTGCTAAGCATTTATATTGCTTATAGTTATAGCCTAATGAATGTAATGCATATTCCTTATAAGTAACATATTGCTTAGGTATAGATCCACCTGCATTAGGCATAATGCATAGAGCTATCCCAATAGCTACTAGCACCCCGCGAGCTACGCCCCTATGGGGCTCGCGGTGAGCCTTTGAGAGGCTCTGCTGTGTTAGCGTATCAGATGGTACAGGTACATTTGTAAAAGCCCTGGTCAGACTGCGTGTCGCTTTCATTATTACCCCCTGTGGATAACTTCTGTGGATAACTATTTATCGGTTGAATAGAAGCCTTTACCCTTGAACACTGCAGGAATCGCAGCTATAACCTTATCCATAGGCTCATTACAGTATGTGCATGGTATTACTGGTCTATCGTGCCATCCGTGTGTAATCTCTTGACTAAGATTGCATCGTGTGCATTTGTAGTCATAGGCTGGCATGTTAAGCACCTCTGTATCATGTAAGACCCACAGGCTGAGCAGCGGTCAATGTCTGCCTCTGTGGGTTCGCTAGTAATGTGACCGTATTTAAGTTGGAGTAATGGTAAGAGATCCTCTAAGCGAATGATGGCGGCATATTCTCGCGCATCTTCACCTTGTCCGTTGAGTCGCATAACACAGAAGCCTAATTCCCCCGAAATGACTGTCCGTGCTTTCAGCTGCTTAAGCCATGCAAGCGGTTGAAATGAAGCGCGGGCTTTTATCTCAACATCGAATGGAACATTAACAACATCCTTACCATTACCCCGTCCCACACATGCGCTCTGCCACACAGTCGATAGGTACTGTGCGACAACTCGCTCTGTGCGGAATCCTCTATGTTTCCTTGCTTGACTAGCCATCAAGCATGAAGCCCATGACTAGACCTGCTATGAACATAGTTAAAATCATAGCTGTAAAGAGTTTCTCGTTATCCATTGACTGCCTTGCATTTACGGCATTGCCATGCACCTACGATTGGCTGTTGATCCTTAAACTTAATCTCTGCAACGATGTCATGTGCCTCAGTAGGCTCATTGCATAGCTGACAGTTAATTGTGTCAAACAACGGAACATCTTCTAAATTAGTCCACTCACCTGTTGTTTCATCGAAATACTCTACATAGCCCATTACACTCTCGCCTTCTGTGGTTGCCATTTACCATCGCTACCTACTACATACCATAGGGCAGGGCACTTAGGCTCGCCCCCTTGATGATTAACGACAGAGCACATAAAGCCACCCCATGCCTTGCCATTCTTTTCACCCTCACGCCATTGCATGTGTCCATGCTTGCAACTTGGTGACTCTTGTGCTTCACCTGTGCCCATGACGGCTGCAATAGTCTCCATCGCTTTGTCAAGTGTGACAGGTGCAGCAACTACTTTGTTATATTCATTGACAGGTGTAGTCCAGTAATCCTGATCATCTGCCTTAACCTCTTGAACAGGTGGCTTAACTGGTTTAGCAGCTACAACCTTGCTCATTTCCTCTCGGCTTGGTCTCTTTCCTTTAGGAGCATAACCTGCATTTGCAAGCGCTCTGCCGATTGCCGAAGTCTCACAATTCTCAAGTGCTGAAGTCTGATTGACGCCTCGGCTAGTAACTGTTTCCTCAGCGTACCCTGTTGCCCATGCAACGCTATCTTCAACATTCTTAAATAGATACGCTTTAACAATGTATCGAGTAGCCTCGACCACTTCCAGCTCAGTAGATATGCGAAACGCTGGATAGTCCTTAATAAACTTTTCAAGTCTTACCTCCACTGGCTCATAATCGGCTAGGTTAAACATAAAGGTCATTCTCCTCTGTGGCTAATTGCCCTGCGAGTGCGCCATAGCTGCAGAGATCGACCCAGTTGTCGATGTGCTGTGCGGATTGATTAGTCCTTGCAAGTTTAACAAGGACCATGATCCCTGCCACCTGATAGTCGTGGATCGGTGTTTGTAGGTATGCACTGAGGAGCATAGCTGTGTGTTGCAGGTTATCCGCAGGATGACCGTACGATAGCCCACGGTCACGGATCGTGTCGGTGGCTGTGAGTAAGATTTCATTGGCTTTCATTCTTCCCAAAATTCCTGACGGCTAAGCGCACGGCCTCTATGCCATCCTTCTCGAATACCGCGTTCCTTGCCCAGTCTATAGGCATCTATAGCCACGATGGTCATCCCAATCATGACTCCAATAAGACAGATGAGTAGAAGCTTGTCAGTGTTGCTCATTATTTGATCACTCTCATCTTAGGATAGCGACCGTTCAGCTGTACATATTCGTCTAATGTGACCGCACTCTTATACTCGTTACAGTCCGTACATACCTGGGTGATTGTCATGTCAAAGCCGCAATAGCAGCAGTAGTAATTCTCAACTGTAATCGGCCCATAGATTTCGATTGTTGCCATTTTTGTACCTATCTGTAGCAGTGCCCTTGACTGCTTACTGAATTAGTGTGACAGATTCGTCCGACTAATCAAGCACATTCTCATAACGAAATGATAACGATTATCTAGGTCTGCCGTATGACTTTCCACCCACAATGAATGTGCCATCCTTTTCGATGTGGATGAGATCTACCTGCACTTTAGCCTTATTGACATAGATAATAGCGAAAGCCTGTTGCCAGTTAGCCACACCCTTAGTGTATGCAGCTTGCTTAAAGTCCATGAGATTGCCTACCTCAACACCATGTAGAACGCGCCCTATACGGCCTCCAGAGGCCTCTGAGAAGGCCGAACGCCCTGCCCTGTGAGTATGTCCTGAAATGACATTCTTACCATGCCTACGAGCCGCTTCTAGGGCTGATAAGCCCCCTTGTGGCTTGATGGGTGTATGGTCTCCATGAACTGCAATCCAGTTAGGTGCAATAGGCATCGGGTTCTTATGGAAGGTGATACCTAACTCATCGAACTTCATGAACTTCTCAAAGCGCAGCTCTGGCAATGCACCGAATGCAGGCACTTTAGCCATGATGATGTTATACAGGCGATCTGTGTGATTGCTACGGATGCAGTCTGTTACGCCTAACTCCCAAAGAAGCTGCACAGCCTCATTACGGTCATCGTCTAGCGTCTGGGCATAAGAGCCCATCCGCCCTTCCTCCCACTTACTTATCTGGGGAAGGTCAATCTCATCACCGATAGTGACTACTTGATCAGGCTTAAACTTTGTTATGAAACTAGCAAGGTTACGGGTTGCAACCCTGTCATGATACGGAACTTGAAGATCCGATACGACCACGATTCGCTTAATCGTCATCCTCATCTACATAATCGCCTAGTTTCTCTGGCGGTATTCCATCTGGCAAGATCCAATGCGGATAAGCCTGTGGCTCTGTAATCATAAACATGGCAACATCTTCTGCAAAGCCTGCTCTTTTAAGCGAGCAGAAGTATTCATAAAGCCCAATGCAATAAGCATCAAGCTTTGAGTAACCTTGTTCCTCTAGTGCCTTAGTTGCTTTTCTTGCCATAGCAGAATGTTACCTGTCAAGCAAGATGTTATAGATCTCATCGACTCGCGTGTTGAGTCTTTTGATCTCAGACAACAGGTGGGTAATTACATAACCAGACAAGCCACCAAGAGCTGCAATGGTGGCAAGGTAGAGGGTAAAGAAGTCTGACTGTGTCACTTCTTAATTCCCATAGCAGGATCATTGGGTGAGAGGTAGCGCAGTACAGGTGGAAGGATTGAAGCAACACCTGCTGCAATCAGAGCCTTAGGATCTGTGACCCCAGCTGCTGCCATTGAGATAACTGCTACTAGGAATGCTCTAGCCCATGAGCCTGCTGCTGTCTTTAGTTCGTTCATTATTCTCCACCTAACATAGATACTTGAAAAAAAGCACCATCATTGTCAGCTTCTTTCTTAAAGCTAACATGCATGTGCTTAGTGTGTTTGTTAGCCCCTGTGTACTTGCGCCACTTCCAGT